GTTGAAGCACAACGAAGTCGGCCCTGGCTACATCCATTTTCACGCTGAAGCGAGCGCCGAGTATTTCAAGCAGCTCACGTCAGAGCGGCAGGTCGTTCGTTACGTCAAAGGCTTTGCTGTGCGTGAATGGAAGAAAAAAGCCGGTGATCGCAACGAGGCATTGGACTGCTTTGTTTATTCCTATGCAGCGTTGAATTTTCTTTACCTGCGCTACAACCGCTATACGATCTTTGATCAGTTCAGAAAGGCAGTCGTAAAAGACGAGCCTGCGGTCAAAAAAGAGATAGAATCCGAATATCAGCCTTTAAAACGGCGTCGTGCGCGGCGTCCTCAGCAGTCCTTCGTAACAAGCTGGTGACTATCCTCGTCCCTGACACAATTTACGCGGGTGATACTGTCATCTTCGACGTACCTGCCTTCACCGATTCGATTGGCACTGAGATTGCTAGCGGTACTTATACACTTACTTGGTACGCCCGTACGAATACTGCTTTGGAGGGCGCGACGATCACGGGCGTTGCGGAAAGTACGGGTTGGCGTGTCACCGTTCCTTCAAGTACAACTGCAGGCTTCGATGCTGGCCTTTGGACCTGGCAGGCAATTGCCACCTCAGGTTCAGTTCAGTACACGGCTGGTCGAGGACAGTTTACGGTCAAGGCGACACTTGAATATTCAGGAGACCCGACTGCGTTCGATGATCGCTCAAAAGCACAAATCGACCTTGACTACGTTGAGGCAGCAATCAGGACACTTGCACAAGGCGGTGTCGTTCAGGAATACACGATCGGAGGGAGAAGCCTAAAACGCTACAAGATGGCAGAATTGCTTCAGTTGCGTGATGCCTTGAAGGCTGAGGTCGATCGTGAGCGTCGCGCCGAAAAAGTCAAACAAGGTCTCGGCAATCCCGGCGTCACCCGAGTGAGGTTTATCTGATTATGTGGCCGTTTTCACGTAAGCGCCGCGTCGCACGACGCAACTATGCAGGCGCACAGATGAATCGCCTGACGACCGATTGGGTCAGCCAAGGAACGAGTGCAGACTCGGAGATCAAGAACAGTTTGCGCGTTTTACGCAATCGCGCTCGCGCTCTTGTACGTGATTCAGACTTCGCAAAATCTGCCTTACGTGCGGTCAAGAATAATGTCGTCGGACAGGGCATCAAGCATCAAGCGCAAGTCCGCATGATTCGCGGCGGGCGTCTTGATGAACGCCTCAATGCTCTGATTGAGCATGAGTTCAAGAAGTGGAGCAAAGCCGAGAACTGCCATGCAGGTGGCACGTTGTCCTGGTCACAGATTCAGCAGCTTTGCATTAACAGCATGATTGAGTCGGGCGAGGTGTTCGTTCGTCTCGTCCGTCAGCCGTTTGGCGATAGCCGCATCCCTCTTGGCCTTGAGGTCATCGAATCTGATCTTCTTGACGATGATTACACCGGATTTGAACAGAATGGTAATCGCGTACGGATGGGCGTGGAGTTGGATGAATGGTCGCGTCCGGTCGCGTATCACTTCCTGAATTATCACCCCGGTGATTATCAGTTCAGCTACAGCGAGATTGCAAAGAAGCGCCGCACGCGCATCCCGGCTAACGAGATCATTCATCTTTATTCAATTGATCGCCCTGGCCAGACACGTGGTGTGACTGCATTCGCTTCAGCGATCATGCGTCTCAACAATCTGCGTGGCTACGAGGAAGCAGAGATCATCGCTGCTCGTGCCAGTTCAGCAATGATGGGCTTCGTCAAAACGCCCGATCAAGAACTCTTTGAAGATGGCACATTTGAAGATCAATCCGTTCTTGATTTCGCCCCTGGCAGTATTCGTCGTCTTGCTCCAGGCGAAGAAATGCAGTTCTTCTCGCCTTCTCGTCCTGACGATGCTTTTACGCCTTTCGTAGCACAGATGCTGCGTGCTGTTGCTGCTGGTGTCGGCTGCTCCTACACGCAAGTCAGCTCGGACTTCTCTCAGAGTAACTACAGCTCTTCTCGATTGGAGTTGATCGAAACGCGGGCGCATTACAAAACGCTGCAGCAGTACATGATTGAAAAACTGTGTCAGCCGATCTATGAGCGTTGGGTCGATATGGCTGTGATGTCAGGCACGTTACAGATGCCTGCATTTGACATGGATCCCGATCGTTATTACGAGTGCAAGTGGATTGCTCCTGCTGCACAATTTGTTGACCCACAGAAAGAGGCAGAGGCCTACAAATCAATGATCCGCTCGGGCATCATGACCTTGTCTCAAGTCATCGCTCTTCACGGCGGTGATTTTGAAGAGGTAATGCGCCAACGTGCTCATGAACTTGCCACTATGGATGATCTTGGCATCGTTTTGGATTCTGACCCTAGTGCTGTTGACAAAGCAGGCCAATCACAAAACCCTCCAGTTGAAGAAACGCCTCACCCCAGTATCCATGAGGAGGATGACTGATGGCTAATGTCAACGGCAGTGAGATCGATCTGATGCCCACTGAGGGCATGCGTGAAGAGGCTCAGCGTTATAGGGACTGGAAAAGCGAAGGAGAGGCTGGTGGCACTGATGTCGCTCGCACTCGCGCCACTCAAATCCTGTCAGGTGATGAGCTAAGTCCAGAAACTGTTATCACCATGGCGGCATGGTTTGCACGTCATGAAGTTGATAAGAAGGGCCAAGGATTTAGCCCTGACGAAGATGGTTACCCTAGCAAGGGTCGCGTAGCATGGGCAGCATGGGGCGGTGACGCCGGTCAATCTTGGAGCACCATGAAGTCTGAATCAATCAAAAAGGCACAAGATCGTGCTCTTGAAGAAATTGAAATCAACGAGGCTATCGTTGAAGAAGAAATGCGAGCAGAACCTGATGCATTGAAGGTTGGCGATTTCGTTAGTTGGAATACTTCTGGTGGACGTGCAAGCGGCAAGATTGTCCGTATTGAGCGTGATGGGAAGATTGATGTCCCAAGCTCAAGCTTTGTGATTACCGGCACTGAGGATGACCCTGCTGCTCTGATCAATGTCTATCGCGATGGCGAGGAGACTGACATTCAGGTTGGTCATAAGTTCAGCGCACTGACCAAGATCGCTGCGATTCGGATGTTTGAGGGTTCATCCTTCAAGCGTTCTCAAAGTGCTGACTTTGCTGAAACTGAAGATCGTACTCTTGAGTTTCCTTTTGCTTCTGAAATGCCGGTTGAGCGTTACTTCGGAATGGAAGTGCTCAGCATGGATGAAGGCGCGATGGATTTGACCCGTTTGAATGACGGCGCACCGCTTCTTTATCAACATGACGCCGACAAGATTGTTGGTGTTGTGCAGCGTGCTTGGATGAAAGACAAGCGTGCCTACGCCAAGGTGAAGCTTGCCAATAATGAACTTGGCAAAGAGATGCAAGATCTCATTCGTGATGGGATTATTCGCAACGTAAGCTTCGGGTATAAGATTAACGAGATGGAAGAAGATCGCAGCACAAACCCAATTACATATCGCGCAACATCGGTCCAACCCTTTGAGATCAGCTTGGTTACCGTGCCAGCTGACCAGTCGGTTGGTATCGGGCGCAGTTTCACTCATAATGAGACTGTGTCTACGGCCTCAGCCGTAACAACTCACCCTGCAAATTCCGCCATGGAAGAAAAAACTCCTGATCTGGAGCTTCTTCGTGCTGAGGCCTCTGAGGCCAAGGCAAAGGAAGCCGCCGAGATGCTTGCCTTGGGTAAGCGCACTAACAACATCGAGTTGGCCCAAGATTTCGTTATGAACTCTCGCGGTCTCGATGAACTCCGTTCTGCTCTGATCGAAAAAATGGGTTCCGAAGTCAAGCCCGTTGATAGCACCGCTGGTGAAATCGGCCTTTCCCAAAAGGAAGCCCGTAGCTTCTCTTGGCTGCGTGCAATCAACTATCTGGCAAATCCTGCCGACCGCGCTGCTCGCGAAGCTGCTGCATTTGAAATCGAGGCTTCTGATGCTGCCTCCGCCAAGCTGGGCCGTCAGTCCCGTGGCATCACCATTCCTCAGGACGTGCTGACCCGCGACCTGACCGTTGGTACTGCTTCTGCTGGTGGCAACCTCGTCGCTACCGAGCTGCTAGCTGGTTCTTTCATCGACCTGCTGCGTAACGCTTCCGCTCTGGATCAAGCTGGCGCAACTGTGCTGACTGGTCTGACCGGTAACGTCGCTATCCCTCGCCAGTCTGGTGCTGCTACCTCTTACTGGGTGGCCGAGTCCGGTGCTCCTACCGAGTCTCAGCAGACCGTCGATCAAGTGACCATGCAACCCCGCACGGTTGCTGCATACACCGACTACAGCCGTCGTCTGACCCTGCAGTCCAGCATCGATGTTGAGAACATGGTGCGTCGCGACCTCGCTCGCGTCCTTGCTCTCAAGATTGACTACGCCGGTCTGTATGGCACTGGCACCAACAGCGAGCCCCTGGGCCTGAAGAACACCACCGGTATTGGCACCGAAGACTTCGCTGCTAACACCCCCACCTTCGCCGAAGTGGTAGCTCTTGAGTCTGACGTGGCTAACGCCAACGCTCTGCTCGGCTCTCCTGTCTATCTGATGAACGCTGCAATGCGCGGCGCTCTGAAGACCAAGGTGAAGGACGCTGGTTCAGGTCAGTTTGTTTACGAAGGTGGCGAAGTCAACGGCTATCGCGGTCTGGTGAGCAACCAAGTGGCCAGCAACGACCTGTGGTTCGGCAACTTCGCTGATCTGCTGATCGGTTACTTCTCCGGCTTGGATCTGATGGTTGATCCTTACAGCAACAGCACCTCTGGCACCGTTCGTGTGGTAGCCATGCAGGACGTGGACATTGCAGTCCGTCATCCTGAGTCCTTCTCTCGGGGTAACAACACCCTCTGATAGATGAAGATCCGCATCCTGAAGCAAACTCAGCTCGGGAGCACGATCGTTCGGATCGGGGAGGTCATTGAGGCTTCCCCCACCGAATCTCAATTTCTCATCGGTATTGGCAAAGCCGAACGAGTCATTGATGAGCCTTCAAAAGTTGAAGAGCCTATCGTGACAACCGAGGCCGAAACCCCTGCACCCAAACCCCGCAAAACTTCAACTCGTCGGAGAAAAGTCCAATGATCCACAACCTTGGCTCTAAGAGCTACGTCGCCAGCTTGTTTGGCGCTGATTCCCGTAGTGCTTCTGCAAACGGCACCGGTTTTGACCTTGAAGGTTCCAATGGAGCTGAAGGCGAAGCCATCGTCATCCTGGACTCTGAAGCCGGAAGCGGCACCAGCCCCACCATGGATGTAAAGCTGCAGGAGTCTGACGACAACTCTGCTTGGTCTGACATCAGTGGCGCTACTTTCACTCAGGTGACTGATGGCGGCGCTGCATTTGAGAAGATCAGCGTGAACACCAACGACATCGGTCGTTATCTGCGTGCTGTTATTACTTTGGGTGGTACGAGCCCTGTGTTCGTCTGCTCTGTCGCCCTTGTCTACGGCAAGAAGTACGACTGATCATGGTTTTCCAAGACACCTTTGCTTTTTTGAACAAAGACGAATTTGGCGTTACTTGTCAGATTGGTGTTGGGGCAAAATTCGTGGGTATCTTGGATTCACCAATGGAGGTGATCGCGGGTGGTATGGCATTGAGTCGGGAGTATTTGCTAATGGCAAAGACTTCAGATGTCAGTGCTGCCACTCGCGGCACTTCTATCACTGTCGCCTCTGAGGCTTACACCGTCAGGGAAAACCGCCCTGTCGATGATGGAATTTTTTCTGAGCTGCTGTTGAGTAAGGACTGATCGCCATGGGTATTTCAAAGATTGATACTCGCGCGAACTGGGCAGCACTCAACCCGACCCTCCTGCCAGGCGAAACAGGCTTTGAGTCTGACACTGGCAATGAGAAGGTTGGTAACGGAAAGAGTACGTGGAACAAGCTGGAGTATTTCGGTAGTCCTGGATATTGGGGAGACTTTTCAGACGAAACGGATCAAACTGCTGCGGCAATCAACACACCGTATGAGGTGAAATTTCGCCTTGCTGATGTCAACAACCATGGCGTAAGGGTTGTTGATGACAGCAAGATCACTGTTGAATATCCCGGCGTTTACACGTTTGTGTTCATGCTGCAGCTAACAAACAATGACACGCAGATTCATGACGTGAACATTTGGCTGCGAAAGAATAATGCGGGATCTGCTGGTGATATTGCGATGACCGATTCAAGAATCAGTGTGATCGAAAGTCATGGTGGCGTTCCTGGTCACACAAATGGCGGCATCTGCCATACGCTTCGGCTGGCCAAGAATGACTTCATCCAACTGATGTGGGCCACGGATGACACCAACATCCTGCTGGATTCAAGCCCAGCAATTACAAGCCCTTACAACCGTCCTGGCAGCCCCTCTGCTGGTTGCACTGTCTGTCAAATCGCTGCTGCATAAACATGGCTGATACACGACGCGAACTGATCCTTTCGCAGATCAAAACCAACCTTGATGCTGCTACTGGCGTGACGGTGTATCGCAGCAGGGTTGAACCTCTCGCTCGCGGTGAAGTCCCAGCAATCATCGTTGAGCCTGTCGCTGATCAACCAAGCGAGGCGTTTATCAACAAGCTTCAATGGAGCCTGCGCGTCAGGGTGACTGTTCTAGTGCGTGCTGGTGTCCCCGACGATGCATCTGATGCTTACTCACAGCAGGTGCATAATCTGATCATGAGTGACACAACGGTGAACGGA